ATTGGTCGTTGCAGTAGAGTCCAAAATAGCCACTGCTGAATTGCCAGTGGTTGTTGAACCTGCGTTCTGTACCAACGAGGCATTATTTCCGATGGCGGTAATGCCAACACCAGTAATAACAGTCGTGCCAGACACAACAGCCGCTTGGAACAGCGTATCAGGATCATCTGCAACAACTGCAAATATCTTTGTGCCAGACTTGATAGACTGACTTGCCGGATAGAACTGTTGTTGCTGAACTTGCCCAGTTGAACCATTGGTAAACTGCACGCCCATGAACACACCGCAAGGCGTGGCAGTAGCTGTGCCGTTATCTAACTCGATTGTGCCGTCAGAAATGCGTTTTACCAAATCACCAAAGAAAATGTTCGTGGCATAGCCACTTGCAATTTCCATCATGCGGGTCGCGCCCGCAAATACCTGTCCACCGATTAGGTTTACAGGCTTTAGACCGTAAGGGGCCGAGACTGTAGGGTAAGCCATATTAAGCTCCTAAAAAATTAAGTGCCATTGCCAAAACGAGATACCGTAGTTTTGCGCTCGTTGTAGAGCGGCATACGGGGATCGCTTTCGCGCATGAGATTGTTGTCAACCGATTTCATCTGGGACGACGCTTGGTTGTTAAACCAAGCATTACGATCTTGGACAAATTCGACGGGGGTTTTACAAAGCATGAGACCACCAATCACGATATTGTCTTTGAAACGTTCGTTTTCAACGCCCGCAACAAAAATCTCGGGGTGCTCAGCAGCCTTGACAGGCTCCCAACCTTCTTGCAGTTTTAAAGACACGTTCATGGCGTCGGCTTCGCCGCGAGTGCTGATGCGAACCCAATGGAATTCATAGCCATCCTCTGGAAGAGGAGTTGGCAAGGTTTCGGGGCGAGACCACGATTTCTTGCGGGCCGTTTTTTCACGGGTATCCAGTTCACGAGTAAGTCTATTTTCAGCCATTTTGTTTCCTTAATTCTACCGCAACCTGTTTGGCGTATTCTTCCAGTGGCACTCCAAGTTTTTTTGCCAAAGCAACCTGTGTTTTTGTCAGTGTAATCTTTCTAGGGGCCACACTTCGAGTTGCAGATGCTACGACTGTCGTTTTTCTACGACGCTCTTCGGTCACTTCCTCGTGATCATCACCGTCTTCGAAGGACGTTGGGAACACTTGGCGCATACGAGCGTTGATTTTCTCGTAGTAATCGTCAGATCGCGGGTTGACGCCCTGTTTGACCAGTTTTTGGTGCAACCCCAGCGCAAAACTGGTCATCTCATCGTCTTCTCCGAACCATTTATTGGTTTTTTGCCAAGTAACGGCGCGGTCGTCAACAGACTGTGCTGGGGCGGTTGTTTGCGTTTGTACATCATTTTCATCGTCTTGTAAAGCGGGGAGTTTGAAGTTATTTACTCGGTCAACCTTCAATTTTGCTTCGGTCAAGGCTTCTTGGGCCTCAATTACAGCGTCCGCTTCACCCGCTTCATAGGCTTTTTTGTACTTACTTTTTGCGTCATCATGCTCGGAAGCGGCCATTTTTTTGGCTGATTCCAGCATTGCTTCTTGGTTTTTAGAGACAGTGCCCTTGAGTTTTTTGTTTTCCTCGGCAACCTGCTGTGCATAACGTACGGCTTCTTCACGCTCTTTGGTAGCGGCTTCTGCGGCTCGTCGTTGGTCGTGATAACCCTTGCTAAAGTGTTGAAGACGTTTTCGCACCTTGGCAGAATATTCATCCATCTCCTCTTCGGAAAGCTCCATGGGAGCCTTGGATTTTTTTCTTTCCTGATCTTCTTCGGGGCGGTCGTCAACTATTTCAATATCAAAGTCTTCTTCCTTTGCTTGCGCCTTGGCCTTATCGCGCTTGATTTCTTCATCCGCAGCGCGTCCTTCAACCTTCAGCGCAAAGCTGCCGTCACTTTTTTCCACAAAGTCTGCGGTACCCGATTCCTTGTCTGGATCAGGAAACTCAAATTCTACTTTTTGCAATGGCATGATTTACTCCTTATGCACGCGATACGCCACGCGGATCGGCTACGACAGCTTCAATTGAGTCGTCGTTCATGAGACGGTACTCCACACCGTTTACGCTGACACGTGTGCCAGAGTACGCTGCAAATACCACATAGTCGCCTATCTTGCACCAAGGGCCGTTTGGAAAACGGGTGGGGTCAGAGTAGGCTTGATCGCCCATGTCAAGCACAAGGCCCACAGTGGACATGATGCGCTCTTCACGCATTGTTTGCCTTGCCTTGAGGATACCCATCTCACCAAGGGTTTCTTCAATTTGCGGCAGGGCAATTAGCAACCGATAACCAACAGGCTTTGGAAGCTGGGCTTCTATTTCATCGTCGGTAACGGCGGTTTGGACTGGTTCAGTCATTGTCATCTTCTTCCATTTGAGAACGCGAAAGGTCTTTGGTAGTTTGAATAGCAAGCTGGAGACCTCGAATCCTGCCTACTACTTCCCGGTATTCGGAAAAGTCTTTAGCTCCCCCGTTTGCCAGAAATTGGGTCGAGGAGGAAACATCCTCCCCGTATTTCATTAAAAGCACGTCAAAGACGGATTTGGCCATGGATTACCCCTTATTGCCCGGCGCTTTGGGCTGTTGTTTTGGTGTGGCTAACACCTTGAGTGCATCAAGTTTCAGACGTTGCTGAATTTGAGAATTTTGTGTCGCAACGCGATTGGCTTCCTTGTCGGCCTCGATCTTGACGCGTTCTTTCTCCATGACAAGTTTTGCTGCGGCAATGTCGGCATCGGTCTGGTCTTTCTGAGCCTTGCGAGTGACCTCCATCTGCTGCACCTTGACCTTGGCCTGCTCCAACTGGAACAACGGGTCTGCGGCCTGCTGCTGGGCTTGCGTTTGTGCAGCCTGCTGCTGGTGTTGCTGGGCCAACTGTTTGCCACCATCGGCAATGAGCTTGGACAACTGAACCTCGATGTCTTCTGGCAATTCTTCGTTTGGCGGCGGCAAAGTAACACCAAGGCGTTCTTCCATCTGTTTGCGGTAGCTGAAACCCAAGTGCTCGGCAATGTGTGCTTGCAACGAGGCCATGATCTGCTGAGCTTGTGGGTTCTGACCAATCGTCTGTGCAATCATCGGGTCTTGCATAAACGACGTGTGGGTCGTGATGTGTGCCTCATGATCTTGGTAAATAAACGCCTTCATTGGCTTGCCCACCAACGCTGACATGTTTTCAGACACTGGGTCACGTGGCTTCTGATCTTCGCTCGTTGGCACAATCTTGTCAGCGTTTTTAACCCCCAGCACCTCAATCATCTGGCGGTGCAAGTAGGGCAGGTCATAAATCTGGGGTGCAGACTGCGACATCTGGAACACCGCTTGATACTGCACCACACGTTGCGCCATCGTGCTGCTGTTGGGGTCGCTGACGGGGATAACATCCACCATCGCGTAGTCCATCTTGCGAGCTTTGGCCAGACCTGTCTCGGGTTGGTAGCCGTAATTCTCAGGCGCTTCTTCCGCAATAATTTTCTTCAAGAGCTTGAACTCTTGCTTCATCGCGTAGTGCACACGCGCCTGCACCGCCGCCATGGGCTTGAGCGTGCGCTCCAACAGCGCCAGCGTGGTGCCCACGGGCGCGTTTGCGCTCATGTCCGACACGTTCATGTCGCTAATTGCACCGAGGCGACGGCCTTCTTCCGTAATGCGCTGTAACAACGCAAGCAGTGTCTGGCTTGGCTCCTTGTAGGGGAGCATCATGATGTTGTCTTTGATAGACCCGCTGGGCACGTCTACATCACGAAACTCGCCGGGGGCAATCGGCGTATCGTCGCCCTTGACGCGTAACCCACGAGCCTTGAGGCCACCGGGCAAGTTAGACAGCGTGCCTGCATCCACCAACTGACGGATGATTGAGGTGCCTGCGCGTGCGTAGCCACCGATGATGTGGATTAGCCCCAGACCATAGAAGCCAAAGCCGGGCACATATACATAGTGCACGAAGTGGTCATCTTTAAGCCGCAGCGGGTCTTCTTCCTCCCAGTTGCGACGCACGGCCAGCACCTCAGTTGTCCCACGGTCAATAGTTACAACGTATGGCTTGGGCAGGTCATCTTCCTCGTCGTCCACGCCATCAATCAGCATGTCAACGCTAATCTCTAACAGTGTGTACCGCTCGTCGTTCTGGATTGTGTACCCACCTTCCTCGGCTTTTTTCTTCTCCACATCGGTGGGGAACGACTGGGGGTCACCGAGGTCAATCTCGCGGTAGAACCCGCTGGCCATCAGCTTGTCCATCTCATTCTTTGTCTTGCGCATCACGTGAGTAACACGTTCCGCCGTCTCAATGTGCGACGCACCATATGGCACGATAACATCTTCTGCTGGGAGGTAAATAGAGACTTGACGGCCCAGCAGCGGATCAAAGTACACTTTCTTGAACGCGCTACCCGCAAGGCCCAAGCTGTACAGCATGCGTTCATGCTCAGGCCGGTACTCGACCATGCGCTCTGTCAACTGATAGTTCATGTCGTTCTTGACACGCTCAGCAGCTTCTTCCTTCTCCTTTGTCACCTTGCCAAGAATTTTTGTCTTGACCGGGCCAGCAGCAGGAAATGTCTCGCTCATGGTCTCCGCTTGGAACCGTATTGCTGCCTCGGCCAGCACGGTAGAGTACACACCACAGGCGTCATCCCACGGCTCGGTGCGTTCTTCATACTTGAACCCCAGCACCTCCAGACCCTTGACGAATGTGTCAGCCCAGTCTTTGCGAGCCACCATGTCAGCTTCAAACAACTCAACCAAGTCGCTAGACAAAGAGTGCAGCTTGCCCTCATCAATGTGTTCCGCAAGGTTAGATTCAAAGTCAGACTCGTTGGCCTCGTCAGCCTCGTCCGTGGTCTCCCCCATGGTGATCTCTGCACCGCCATCCGACAGCATATTGACCGAAGACTCCTCGTCCATCTCAATGCTGTCACCTAAACTCTCTAACCCTTGTGGTGCTGAATACAGCCCCTTACTCATCGAATCTGCTACTGCCATGATTTATCCTTAGTAGTACCCGCCATGGCGGGATTTAAAGTATCTGATTTCGTCAGGTTCATCGGAAGGTAAGCGAATAAACCCACCCTGACGGAACCGCATAAGCGCCATCACCGTTGAGTCCACCAAGTCATCGTTACTCATGAACGGAAACCCTGCGATTTCCTCCACGACCTCCTCGGCCCAACGGGTATCTGGCACCCAACATAACCCAGAGCGCACGATGTCTGCCACGGAGTTTAACCGTGCCAGCTTGTCACCGCTACCCCTGTGCGGAGTAAATTCCCCCACGGGTATTCCTGTGCGCCGCATTTCTTGGTAAAGCTGTGTACCTGCGGATTTCTTCTCCACAATGAACGCGTCGGGCTCCCACTCCTTGTACTCGGAGTATGCAAGTTCTTTAAGCTCGGGAAACTCCAGACGTTTCTTAATCGAGTTGAGCAGGATGATGTTGTATGCACCTACCGTGTCGTTCATAAACACGCCCCACGTAGTCAGGGCGGTAAAGTCAGCCCGGTTGTGACTCTCGGCTGCCGCATCTAAACTCATGATCACGTACTCACATTTTGGCGGGTCTTCCTTTTCCCACAGTTTCCACCAGTCCCGCTTGACAACTGACGCTTCTTCAGCGGTGGGGTTCTGTTGATACTGCGCGTTCCACTGAAACGTAGGCATCGACGCCTTAGTTCTTAACAGCGCCTTCATGTCAAAGAACTCGGGCCACAACGATTTCTGCACGATGCTGCCGTCAGGCTGCTCAGTATCTACGATGGCCGGAAACTCAATCACCTCATACTGATCAGAACCCTCGTTGGCCCGCATGTCATTGGTAACACGTCCTGTCAGGTCGTTCTGGTGCCAGCGAGTTTGGACGATTGCAACTCGTCCACCCGGCATAAGTCGGGTACGTGCACCGTAGGTAAACCACTCGTATGCTCTGTCAAACACGTCAAAATTGCCATTGATAATGTCTTGCTCGTTATGGGGATCATCAACAAGCAGCAAATCAGCACCACGGCCAGCCAAAGCAGAACCGACGCCGCAAGCGAAATATTCTCCACCGGCGCTTGTGCTCCAGCGTCCCGCGCTTTTAGAGTCTGCGGCAAGTCCGACGTTGGGGAAGATAAGTTTGTAGTCACTTGAGTCAATAATGTTTCTAACCTTGCGGCCAAAGTCCACGGCAAGGTCTGTGGTGTGCGAAACCATCAGCACCTTCTTGTTTGGGTATTTCCCTAGAAACCAAGCCGGGAAATAGATAGACACCATTTGCGATTTGCCGTGTCGTGGTGGCATATTTACGCACACACGATCCTTGTTCCCTTCGGCTATAGACATGAGTAAGTTGGCCAGCCTGCGGTGGTGCTTACCCACGATATAGTCAGGCTGCATGTGCTTGCAAAACTCAATCAGGTCGTCAAAACATGCCTTGGCCGTCTTGCGTCCGCCAATAATGTCGGCAATTTTCTCAATCTCAGCCTGTTCTTCAGGGTCATATGCACCGAGGTTGTCCAGCATTAGCTGAATTTCCGCCTCAGTGAAATCATCTGGACTGAGAAGAGCGGCTTCAGTCATCGAAACTCTCGGATTCTGGTTCAAACGCGGCTGGCTGTGCTTCGCGAGCGGGCTTTAGCCCCATTTCTGCGTCTACGTCGATGATATCGCCCCCGATCTCAATTGCATCGGTGGCCATATTGGGTTTTTGGATGAGCCTTTGGAGCTTGGCACGCAACCGCGCCTTCAATTCGTCCGTTGACTGGTGGGTAATCGTCACTTCTGAGCGATCTGAGAACAAACCCACGTCGCTGTGCTTGCCCAAAAGCTCCAATGCGCGGATTCTGATGCGTGGGTCAGGGTTTTGAGACTCTTCCAGCAGCCGGTTGGTCACCATGTGACGCACCTCAACGGCATGTGTGACCACAGCCCTGCCGTATTCGTCGAGATATGAACGAATACTTTTGAGCGATGCGGGGGTAAGGCCGGATGCCTGCATGTTTGATGCAGCCACGCTCGTGTTGTGTGGATTGCTGGCGTACGCCATAGTAAGCGTAGCCGCAGCTTGAGCATCTTCCTCGTCGGGTTCTTGCACCTCCAGTCCATGTTCTTCTAATAGAAGAACGGAACGGCAAGCAGCCTCGGCCCTTTCTCGCAGGTCGAAGTATGGGATGTCAGGAAGAATTTCCACCCCAAATTCTGGCGTAAGTTCAAGTGTCATTGTGCGCAAGTCCTTGTAGACTGATATGTAATAGTAACTGATTTCTGGAAGCTGTCAAACTTCCCTACCGGGGGTGTTCCACGTGAAACCGGGGGGTGGGTCTATGTAGGTATCTGGAAAGATGTTATGGGGGGTAGTGCCACAAAACTACTAAAAAATTTTTATGGGTAACGTATAAACATGATAGGGGGTAGTCTTTACGTGAATGTAGAGTTATTTTATATAGCGTAACCACTTTCTGGGGGTGGGGAGTATTTGTTTGGAATAGCATACCTACACAGCCCTAGGGACTCCAAACCCTACAAGGGGGGGCCGGGTACGGGTGGGTCGCCTATAGGGTCATATGCGCTTTGCCGTGTTAGGGAATCCCTAACAGATCATGCCTGATCATGCCTGATCATATTTAAT